ATTTAACGCAATTCTTCAGTGTAACGGAAATGAAAGATTGCGAAACAAAACACGATTCAGAAACTATAATTTAAAAAAAAAATGTTATGTTCTTAAAATGTATTAAAGGCCACCCAGGAATTCTAGAAGAAGGACAAATATATGAAGCATGTATGGTCACTGAAAATGGACATTTTGTATTGCTAAGAGTTAATCCTCCTGCACCCCATACTTGCTTTAACAAAGAAAGGTTCGTACCTATCGATATTGATGATATTAATATTGAAGAAGTACTTGAACTTGCTATGGAACTATGATTTACAAAAAATGTTATGCTACTCGATTAGGTGGAAATAAATACAAAATTCACCTGTGGGATGAAGCTGGTTATGATGAGATTGAGTGGACTAACGCTGCTTATCAAGAATGTGATGAAAGTGAATCTGAATTTAGGGGCTTAAATTATGAGCCCTTAAAACAGATTTACAAGTGGGATAAAAATACCCCAAACTTGCATTTTCATGACATGAAACCCCACCAAAAATTCCTTATTGAAAGATATAAAAACAATGATACTCCATCCAAAGGACATAGAGAACTGTTTTTCGATATAGAGTGTGAAATTGGAGGTGCTTTAACTGAAGAATATATTGAAAGGGCTCCTATGCCTATCACCTCTATAGCGTATTGGGATAAAACCCCAAACAAATGGGTGATTTTAATTTTAGATAAACAAAGCCAACTACAACAATTCAAATCCGAAAACAAAGAAATTATTCCTATTGCTACCGAAAGGCAATTGCTTACTAAATTTATTGAACATTTTAGATCAATTGATCCAGACATACTAATAGGATACAACAGTGATTTCTTTGATATTCCTTACCTATACTACCGAATGTGTAATGTTTTAGGTAGTGAAGTAGCTAGTTATTTGTCTCCAATTAACCAAGTAACTTGCAAAAAAGGTAATGACTATTGGTATGTTGAAAATCAGTACGTTCAAATTGTAGGAGTTGAATCCTTAGACTATATGCGCTTGCATAAAAAATATAGTTGGAAAGATGAACCATCCTGGAAATTAGATGCAATTGGGGCAAAATATGCAGGGTTAAATAAAATTGAATTTGATGGAAATTTGGATCAATTGTTTACTACTGATATTCACAAGTTTATAGAATACAACTTTCGTGACGTTGAAATTCTTAAAGCGTTGGACGAAAAACTCCAATACATTAGCTTAACAAAAAACCTAGCTCACAAAGGAAAACATAACTATAGTGAAGTATATCAAAACAGTGTAACCCAAGATGGAGCAATTTCAGCTTACCTGCTAAAAAATGGTATTATACCACCTCGTAGAGATCTAAACCCACAAAGTAAAAAGGGATATGCTGGTGGATATTTGTTCTGTCCTAAAGCAGGTTTGTACAAGTATATGTTTGATGAAGATTTAACTTCACTATATCCTTCAATTATTATGTCTTTAAACATTGGTAAAGAAACATATACTGGAAGGATTTTAGATGCTGATGATAGAAACAATAGATTAGGTCTTGGGGATCTAAAGCAAATGGATCCGAACGAAACAGTACTAGTTGAAAATCCTAAAGGTAAGCAAGCTCGTGTAGAAATAGAAAAACTCATTAACATTATAGAAACACAAAAATGGACTATTTCAGCTAATGGATCTATGTTTAAAACCGATCGCGAATCTACTTTAGCAACTATATTGAAAAAATGGTTTCAAGAACGAGTTGACTATAAAAACTTAATGAAAAAAGCATATAAATCTGGAGATAAAGAAAAAGGTGAATATTATCATTTGATGCAATATACAATGAAAATTCTACTTAACTCACTCTATGGTGCTACTGCTTTACCTTCATTTAGATATGGAATGAGCTTTTCTATCTTAAGTGAAGCTATTACATTAAGTGGATGGAGAATTATTCAAGAATCTGCTTTAGCAGCAAATCGTCACATGAACAAAGTAATTAAAGGTCAAATAACACTATGAAACATTTAGAGGAAACACCTTGGTTTGTTTGTGATGAAGGAGATACTAACTTTTGTGCCTACATTGACACTGATTCCAATTACTTTAATGCCGAACCACTTCTAAAATATCTGTATCCTGATTTTGAATCTTTTGATGACGGGAAAAAAGATGAAATATTAGAGGAAATAGCACTTAAATATCAAAATATTATAACTGAACATTATAATGTTTTAGCTAAAGAATGCTTTAATGTACCTAACTTTATTGGAGAGGAAGAACATAAACACCATTTAGAAATGAAAACTGAGTGCGTTATCCGCTCAGCTTATTTTAGAGCCACAAGACGATATGCTCAGTGGATTACTAAAAAGGAAGGTATTACTAAAGAGGAACTAGACATTAAAGGTCTAGAGTTTATGAAAGCTAATTTCCCTCCTATCTTTGGAGAATTCTTTAACAGCATATTAGAGCAAGTACTAAAAGGAGCGCAACATAAAGATATTTTAGATCAAATTAAAATCTTTAAAAAGCAAGTACTTAACGGAGAAATATCTATTAACAAATTAGGTAACCCTACTTCAGTTAAAAAGCTAGAAAAATACACAACTAAAAAACCTAGAGCAGGGGAAGTATTTACGCAAATAGAAAAAGGAGCACCTGCTCCTGTTCGAGCAGCAACACGATATAATGACTTATTAAGATTATGGGGTTTAGATAAAAAACACAATTTAATAACCATGTCTGATAAAGTTAAATGGATCTATTTAAAAGATAATTCATACAAAATAGAGGCTCTAGCATTTCTAGATTACGATATGCCAGATAAAATTAAACAGTTCCTTGATGCCTATGCTGATAAGCAACAAGTGTTTGATAGCATTTTGTTAAATAAACTTGAAGGTTTCTTTTCTGACTTAGGGTGGTCTTTAGATTTGAATCCTCATCTAAATTCATTATCTTCATTTGAAATTTAAAATATATGATACACAAAAATAAGTTACTAAGTTTTATCTCTAAGTATTATCTTAATGGTTTAAATAACCAAGTCAAATGGAGAATTAAAGACAGTAAACTAATAGTTTACGGAGGAACAGCAGGTAGAGTTTGTAAAGTTGAACTAGACAATTTTCCACTAGAGGATGGAGAACTAGGAATATTTGACACTCACAAACTAAGCAAGTTAGTTTCTATTACTAGTGGTGAATTGATGATTCTAACTGAAAAAATTAAATCTATATTTACTAAATTACATCTTCAGGATGCAAATTTTAATTTAACGTATTCTTTAGCTGATGTTTTAATTTTAGGAAAAAACACTTACTATAATGATCCTGAAAAGTGGATTGTAGAAATTGATTTAGCAACTGAAGATGTTGATAATTTAATTAAAGCTAAAAATGCGTTAGCTGACGTAGATAACATGTTAATTACCACTAATAAAGATTTGGATGGTAATTATACGTGTGAATTTATCTTTGGAGATAACACGGGATTCTCAAATAAAATCACGTATCAAATTATGTTAGGTTCAAACCCAATTGAAGAATTCCAAATACCATTTGATTCTAATGTTTTAAGAGATATTTTATCTGCTAATAAAGATCAAGACAAATGCACACTAAAGTTATCTCCTGAAGGTATTTTGAAACTAAACTTCTATTCAGATGATCTAAACAGTGAATACTTTGTAGCAAGAAACGAGTAGGCACTATATGTATAATAAAGTAATACAGCTGGGGCGTATTAAATTTATGTTAAACCGAGGATCCTAGGACCTCACAAACCCGTATATCTTATGAGTACTTTATTTAATGAATTCGACATCCTATTTCACAACTTCTTCCACCCATCGAGTGGATTCCTCTCTGCCTCTACGGCAAAACAACCCCACCCTTTAAATATCTTCTACACTGATGACAAACTTCATTTTGAAGTTGCGTGCACCGGTCTTACAAAAGAAGATGTAAACGTGAATATCGAAGAAGATATTCTCAAAATCAGTTACAAGAAACCAGAAGAAGATGAAATATTCCATCCTGGCACAATTTACAGAGGCTTAGCAAAACGTTCATTCGATCTAGGCTATAAAATTTCAGCAAAATACGATTTAAGTAAAGCAGAAGCCAAACTTGAAAATGGTTTGCTTGAAATTTCTATCCCAGTATCTGAAAAAGCTAAGTCAAAAGTTTTAAAGATAAAGTAAAAAATCCCTTTGCCCCAGCGTATTACTTTATTATATTCACGTTGTACTTAAAAAGAAGTTATAATGATCCGAAAACGAAAGACAAATCAAACTCTTACAGATTCAAAACTAGAACCATTTTTCATTACTGTAGATGATTATTGTTTTACAGTAAAGGAAAGGGTTACCCCTGATTCCGATCACTTTAAATCTAGTGGTAAAGTCAAAGTATACGAAAAATCTCTATCCTATCTCCCAAGTCTAGGTGCTGCCTTATCTAAAATTGCGGAACTAAAGGCAGGAATTGGAGACTTTAATTCTCTGGATGAATATTTAAAAAATTATGAAACTATTAAAAACGAAATAAAAGAATACACACATGAACTTAGAAGCATTATTTGATGCCGTTATAGTTAAACCGCAGGAAACTGAGGAAACTACATTTGGAAACATCATTGTACCAGATTTGGGCAAAGAAAAAAACGAAACCGCTATTGTTGTAGCTGTGGGACCAGGTAAGTATTCAGTTACAGGTAATTTTATCCCTAGCACTGTAAAAGTAGGAGATATAGTAGTACTGCCTACTATGGGATTTACAAAATTCCCATTTGATAACGAAGAATATTATGTAGGACCAGAAAGTCAAATTTTAGCAAGAATTAAAACCGAAGGATAATGGGAAAAGAAATAAATTTTGGAAACACAGCTCGTACCGAGCTAATGAAAGGAATTGATATTTTAGCGGATGCGGTTGTAACTACTTTAGGTCCTAATGGACGAAATGTTGTAATCGCTAACAATGGTATTCCACAATCTACTAAAGATGGTGTTACTGTAGCTAAATCAATCACGCTAAAAAATCCTACTCAAGAAGTAGGTGTACAACTAGTTAAACAAGCTGCTATTAAAACTGCAGAAAAAGCAGGAGACGGTACAACTACCTCTACTCTTTTAGCTAGAGAAATGGTTAGAGCAGGTTTGCAAGCTCTAAACAATGGAGAAAATGCTGTTGAAATCAAGAGAGAAATTGATAAAGCAGTTGACGCTATCGTAAGAAATCTAAGAGAAAACATCTCCGAAGACATTTCTTCTGAAGAACAACTAGAACAAATTGCTACTATTTCAGCTAACAACGATCCTGAAACCGGAAAATTGATTGCAACCGCAATTGAAAAAGTAGGTATGGAAGGAGTAGTTCACATTGAAGAATCTAGAACTGGAGAAACATATCTAGAAACTGTAGAAGGTATGCAGTTTGACAGAGGATACAAATCTCCATACTTTGTAACTAACAACAACAACATGACTGCAGTTTTGGAAAATGCTGTAGTGTTAATTGCAGATCAAAAGTTTACACAAGTAAAAGAATTGCTCCCTATTCTAGAGGCAGTATCTTCACAAGGTAAATCACTTTTGATTATTGCAGAAGATGTTGACAACGAGGCTCTAGCTACTCTTATTGTAAACAAAATGAGAGGTATTATGAAAGTATGTGCTGTTAAAGCACCTGACTTTGGAGATAGAAGAAAACTAATTTTAGAAGACATAGCCACCACAACTGGAGGTCAAGTATTCTCTAAAGAAAAAGGAATGAAACTTGAGAAATTCAGTTGGGACTGGTTCGGAGAAGCAAGAACAATTACTATAGATAAAGAAACAACCACGATCGTCGATGGAAAAGGAAGAACTGAATCAATTGAAGCACGTATTGAAGAGCTACAACAACAAATCAACAAAGCACAAACCCCGTTTGAAATTGAAAAACTTCAAGAAAGGTTGGCAAAGTTCGTCGGAGGAGTAGCTATTATTCACGTAGGTGGAGCTACCGAAACTGAAATGAGGGAGAAAAAAGATAGAGTAGATGATGCCTTACATGCTACAAAAGCCGCTATTGAAGAAGGCATTGTACCAGGTGGTGGAGCTGCTCTATGGTATGCACGAGAAGCTATTATGTACCCTAGTACAACCGGAGCAAAAATCGTTTACAAAGCATGTGGTAAACCATTTGAACAAATTCTAGTAAATGCTGGATTCAGCTCAACTGAAGCTCAAATGGTAGGTTTACAACTTGATCCTTCTAATACCTGGTTAGGCTATAACATTAAGGAAGAAAAATGTGTAAATATGAAAGAAGCAGGTATTATTGATCCTACTAAAGTAACTAGAACAGCTCTACAAAATGCAGCTTCAGTTGCGGGTACTATTCTCTTAACCGAATGTACAGTTGTAGATGAACCCGAAGAAGAAAAATCAAATCATATGGACCCTATGATGGGAATGATGTAAGTTATGGAAAAAAAGGTTGTTGAAAAAAACATCTTAATCGCTCGGAGAATACCTCCGGGCGATAGATGGAAACTAGATATAGAGGAAGGTAAGACAAAAGTGCATAGTTCTTTAACTGAAGCTTTAGAAGCATATATGGTACTAACTGGCTTTAGAGGTGAATATAGGCTTGCCCCCATGAAAGGGGAATTGTATATTGTACAGAATGAAGAACAAGAAATAAAACCTATACCTGAAAAGAAATACTCTATTTATGGCGAATACTAAAGAACATAGTTTATTTGTAGAAAAATATCGTCCTTCTAAACTAGAAAATTATGTGGGTAATGAGCATCTCAAATCCACAATTTCTAAGTACCTGGAGCAAAACGATATTCAAAATCTTATATTTTATGGTCAAGCAGGAGGTGGTAAAACAACCTTAGCAAAATTAATTGTTGGAAATCTAAACTGCGATTACCTGTACATCAATGCTTCAGATGAAAGAGGTATTGAAACCATCAGGGATAAAGTATCAGGATTTGCGAGTGTAGCTTCCTTTAAACCACTGAAAGTGGTTATATTGGATGAGGCAGATTTCTTAACCATTAATGCCCAAGCCTCACTTCGCAATGTAATTGAAACCTTCTCTCGTACTACACGTTTTATAATGACCTGTAACTTTGTAGAGCGTATTATAGATCCTCTACAATCAAGATGTCAGGTGATTAAAATTGTACCACCATCTAAAGGTGAAGTAGCAGCTCACATTGCGGGTATTATGGAGAAAGAAGGTATTTCATTTGAACGTGAAGACCTAAAAACCATTGTAAACCAATTCTATCCTGATTTACGTAAATGCCTTAATACTATTCAGTTATCAATTGTGCATGATAAAGTAAAAGGTGAAGACGATAAATGGCTTAGAATAGATAAATCAATACTTGTATCTTCTAACTACATAGATAAAGTAATTGATGAGTTAAAAAAACCAAAACCATATTTTAACAACATTCGACAAACGATTGCGGATTCAAATGTGGAAGATTTTGATGAATTATTTAGAGCACTATACGAAAAAGCTTCCGAATATTTACCTAATAAGGAAGGAACAGTAGCTATGCTAGTAAATGATCATCAATACAAAGCTAATTTTCGTATTGATAAGGAAATTAATGTCATGAGTTTAATACAAAATCTAATAAACAATAAATAAAAAATGGAACAACCACAACTTAACATCGATTTAAAAAATACCACAGGAATTCCAAATTCTGAAGGTGGTAGTGTATTTCAACAAGGTCTTATCCTAAGAAAAATCTCTAAATTCATTGCAGGTACACCTGAAGATGCAATTCTTCCAATCCCTGTATTTTATGATCCTCATACATTCAAAATCTTTGCTGAAGCATTGCCTAAAGAATTGCGTGAAGAACTTAAAGACGAAAGTATTTAATGAAAAACGTTTTTGATTGGTTAAAGGAAATCAATTCTACAAAATCCCATCCTGATACATTTACCAATCAGGATTGGGATATTTGGAATTCTTACATGGTACATCGATTCCTAAGTATGAATCCAGAATATATAGAATTAGTAAATGAAGTTCAAGCATTGCCCCCATCCAATAAAAAACAAATATATTCAATTTATAGAGAATATATTCCTAAAAATAACAAATGGTCTAAATATGTTAAATCTAGCAGTAAAGAATTTGATAAAGATCTAATCTTACAACTAAAAAAACATTTTAACGTTTCTATTCGAGAGATAAAAGACTATTTAAAGATCTTAGATAAAAAAGAAATACAAAGTATTTTAAATAAACAAGGTTTAGAAGAAAAAGAAATTAAAAAATTATTAAAATGAAACCAGAATTGTACGACATGCTCCTTACCCAAGCAATGGCCGAAAGAAGCAAAGCAATGTTAACTCTTAATCTATTATCTGAACATCCTGCAGGTATTGGAGATCATTCAACTAAAGATTTTTATAATAACGCTGAAGAAGCTCTAGCTATGTTGGTAGATGCAGATGATAAAATTGAGGCATTGCAAAAATATTTTAAATTTAAATCTAAATCTGTAATCTAATGAGCGATTCTATAACTGCTTACTATGATAGAGAAAGAGATAGACAGGACAAATATGTTCAGTCTGTAAAAGAAAAATTTGAACAGCGTTCACAAACTGGAATTAAGAAATATAATACTACTCTAGAAAGAGAAGATCTAGATTTCCTAGACTGGTTAAACCATCTCCAGGAAGAACTAATGGATGCTACTTTGTACATAGAAAAACTAAAAGATTTTGCCCAAAAAACTTCCTAAAATAGTTAAAGAAATCCAAAAAGCTACCCCACCACCCGTGAACTATGCTTACCAAAAAGGAATTTCTTTCTCTCAACTAACCATATTCAACAACTGTCCCCACAGATGGAAATTACAGTATAAGGATAGAATTAAAGCATTTACTTCTTCTATCCATACTGTATTTGGTACCGCGATGCACGAGGCTATCCAAAAATATTTGGATGTAATGTATGCTAGCAGTGGGGCTGAAGCCGATAGACTAGATCTAGT